CCAGTGTACCCGATTGAACCAGTGTAACCAATGACGCCCTGTGAGCCAGCGTACCCGATTGAACCAGTGTAACCAATGACGCCCAGTGAGCCAGTGTAACCAATGACGCCCTGGGAACCAGTGTACCCGATTGAACCAGTGTAACCAATGATGCCCTGTGAGCCAGTGTACCCAATGACGCCCTGTGAGCCAGTGTACCCAATGACGCCCTGTGAGCCAGTGTACCCGATTGAACCAGTGTAGCCGATTTCACCTTGGGAACCAGTGTACCCAATGACGCCCTGTGAGCCAGTGTACCCGATTGAACCAGTGTAGCCGATTTCACCTTGAGAACCTGTATACCCAATGACGCCCTGTGAGCCAGTGTACCCGATTGAACCAGTGTAGCCGATTTCACCTTGGGAGCCCGTGTAGCCCAGTTCTCCTTGGGCGCCGATTTGCACTATTTCTGAGACAACTCCTTGCGTCCTCTTAAGGAACAACTTACCATCATAGGTATTGATGGCAAGCTCGCCTAAGTCCACATCCGCTATAAGGGGGAGTTTGTTTGGTACCGCACTACGCTTGATGCGTATTAGATTCGCCATATGGCAACCCTGTCTCTGAAAAGTGCTATTAAGCTGAGTTTAGTGCATTGCTATAAAGCAACTGATGATGTATTTATGCCTTGACAATTCTCACTAAATAGAGTATATTACTACATTGCTTTGCGATACTTCTGATTGAGGTGAAGAATGATACCAATTTCCGTAGCGTTTATTGATATTTTGGGACTAACATATGACGGCAGCACCTTAGAAAAGGTTGGTTTGGGTGGGTCTGAGTCTGCTATAATTTATATGGCCAAAGAATTGAGCCTCTTGGGGTTTGATGTGACGGTGTTCAACCACTGCAAAGACTCACCTCGGTCAAGTGAGGGTGTATATGATGGAGTCAACTATCTCGACCTAACTAGATTGGATGAACCGAACTCATACAAGTTCGACGTTGTTGTTGCCTCCAGGAGTGTGGTTGCCGTTCTGCCTCAAAAATACTGGGGTGCATTTGGGAATCAGTCGCAAAAATTTGAACAAATAAAGACCAATGCAAAGTTGAAGATCCTTTGGCTGCACGACACGTTTTGTACAGGTGACCAACTTATTGAAGAACTCCTATTATCAGGAGACATAGACCAAGTTTTCACTCTATCCGACTTTCACACTAGTTACTTTACAACTTGCGACCACGGAAATAGACGAAATTTTGAAGTTTTAAAAAACAAAGTCTTTATGACTAGAAACGGCATAAAAAAACACATCAAAGAAGTTGATATCAGCAAGAAGAATCCGAATCTTTTCATTTATAATGCATCTGCCACTAAAGGAATGTTGCCATTAGTTAATAAAATCTGGCCCCTCGTAAAACAACACATTCCTGCCGCAGAGCTTCGCATTATCGGGGGGTTCTATCGGTTCCATCGTGATATTGGCCCAAATGACCAAGAAAATACTGTAAACGAACTGTCTAAACGAGAAGACCTAAAAAGCCTCAACGTGAGGTTTACAGGAGTCATCCCCCAACCGGATATTGCCCGGCACCTTGCCGAGGCTGCGTTTACAATTTTTCCCGGAGCATTTCCTGAAACATTTGGAATATCTACACTAGAGTCTCTTGCCTATAATACTCCTGTAATAACAACTAGGTTTGGCGCATTGGAGGAGACTGCAATTGGCAAGGCGTGCTATCTAATTGACTATCCGGTCGAACCCAATTCGTTGTTCCCTAATATTAATTCTGAATCTCAAACGCAAAAATTTGTTCAAACCGTAGTTAGAGCCCACCAGGACAAATATCTCAATTCGCAGAAAATGCAATACTGCAACATCATCCGCGAAGTTTCAGACTGGAGCACAGTTGCGCTACAATGGAAACAACACTTCTTTAAGATGTTGGGGCAGTATTTACCTGTTGACGAATACCGAGCGGTTAACAAAATAAACACCAGAGTACATCAAATTTTTCAAAGAAGATTCAGCAATCAAGATGAGTGGGGGTACATAAGGACCAACCCACAAAGGCACATTTCGATTGTTTCAACATTTTTCAATTGCCAGGATTATATTGAACAGTGTATTCGGTCCGTTGCTTCGCAAGACTATGATAACTATACGCATTACCTAATTGATGATTGTTCAACCGACACCTCGTGTCAAATTGCAAAGGACACAATCTCGTCTCTCCCAGAAAATATTAGAAGCAGATTTGTTCTTTATTCTAACCGAGAAAATTTCGGTGCAATTTACAATCAGGTGACTGCAATAAAGAGTCTTTGCCCAGAAGAAACTATTATTATGATGTTAGACGGCGACGATTCTCTGGTCAATAATAACACAATCCTCCAGCACTATAATACCATATACTCAGAGGGAGCAGAATTCACATATGGGTCTATGTGGTCAGTCGCAGACCGCATCCCCCTGATAGCACAACCATATCCCGAAGAAATTAAGAAAAACCGTGACTACAGAAAACACCACTTTGCGTGGCTGATGCCATACACGCACTTGAGAACCTTCTCCAAACATCTAATGAATAATATAGCCGAGGATGTTTTTAAAGATGAGAATGGAAACTGGTTCAGAGCAGGCGGCGACACTGCATTATTCTACAATGTAATAGAGCAGGCTGACCCGTCTAAGATTCGGGTTGTTCAAGATGTTGTCTATAACTACAACGACACGAATCCTCTAAACGATTACAAAATTAATAAGGAAGACCAAACTAAAACTGCAAACGCCGTGATATCTCGGGGGGCAATGAAAATGCAAACACAAATCAAAAAAAAAATCCTCATCGCAATTCCGACCGCAAAATACATAGAAGTTGAAACATTCAAGAGCATTTATGACCTCGATATCCCCGAGAATGTAGAGACAACCTTTCAATATTTCTTTGGTTATAATATTGACCAGATCCGAAATCTAATTGCAAATTGGGCAATCCATTTTGACTATCTTCTTTCTGTAGATTCAGACATTGTTTTACCCAAGGATTGTCTAACAAAGATGTTAAATCACGACAAAGATATTGTTTCAGGGGTTTACATTCAGCGCAAGCTCGGGGAACACACGATAGAGATATATGAAAGAACCTCGGGGGGTGTATTAAATGCTCCCATAGAGAGATTTCAGCCGCCAGGATTGTATGAAATTGCCGGATGTGGGTTTGGTTGTGTGTTGGTGAAATCGGAAGTCATTAGAAAAATGAAATATCCGTACTTTTTCTACAAGTCAGCCTTAAAAATGGAAGACACCGTATCTGAAGATGTGTACTTTTGTCTCAAGGCAGAAGAACTCGGATTTAAGCTATTTGTAGATTCTTCCATCATATGTGACCACATTGGGTCAACTGTCTACCGCGTTGACCCAAATCACAAAGGCTAGTACAGACCCCCGTCTATATCTCCAGTCAGGCCCGCCGGCAACGGTTGAGTGATCCAAGTCTGACTAGAGAGGTCATAGACCACTGTAAACCCAGTATCCAATCCGAATGGGGTAGTATCAACGTTCTTCAGCTTTTCTAGATTAACATTGGAGAGAAAAATCTTGCGAATCGTCGCATTAATTGTCGGCGGATTTTTTACCTGAACTCCAATATTTTTACTCGGCGGTCTTAGTTTGACCCTTAGAGGTGCATTCATTACCGACTAACCTCAGGTGTGACCGTTGCGATGCCTTCAAGAACCCGGATAACTCGGTTATTGATTCCCTGCGACCCCTGATATCCGTTAGACCCAATATATCCTGTTACATCTGATATCTCAACATCATAAACATAACGCCCGCTCTTGATTACACTGGTTTGAGATGGGGTCAGAGAAAGAGTTATCTCTCCTTCAAGTGCGTCTGTGATGATAGCCGTGAAATTGATAGCAACATTAGAATTGTAGCTCCGACGCATCTCTGCGCGAGCAATGTATTCGGTTAGATTTATGGGGTTACCGCTGGCATCCGAAATCGAAATTGGTAATTCGAATGTAGTTCCTTGGTCTATAACTATGTTCTGAATGATTGCCATTTGAATATATTATTTGGTGTGTGTTGATTCTTAACCCTGTTCTGGTGGTTTGCAGGTCATCCACGCAAAAGGAATTGTATGTCCTATCCAGGTTCCAATACTAGTATCCTCTTCGGGGCCGGCTTGAGGATAAAAGGAAGACAAATCACTAAATGTGACATTAGTTCCGACCAACACATCACAATCTTCTCCCTCCTGAAAAATATAAGTTCCTGCTTCTTTAGCAATTTTCAAATAATAGAAGGATACATTTTCATTCGGAACAGTTCCGGGCATCTTATCTCTCCGTTATAGTAGACTTGAGCCCATCAAGCTCCGCCTTTAAATCTTTGATGGCTTCAATTAGCAACGGAATAATTTTCTCATAACGAACCGCCTTTATTCCGTTATCCCGCAATGCTACAGCTTCGGGGAGGACCATTTCAATTTCCTGAGCAATAACACCGGCATCGTGGCGACGAATAAAATACCCATCTTCACCGCCCTGCTTTCTTAGATGGTCTTCTGTCCAATCAAACGTCACTCCTCGAATCTTAGTCACTTTGTTAAGTGCATCTGTTATGGGTGCGACATTTTCTTTGAGGCGTGAATCTGAAGAAAAGAATGCGGTGATATCACCGTTAACAAAAAGGTCGCTCCCGATATGCGCGTCACCCAACCCAGCAGGCAATCCGGGAGGAGTCACCCCAACACCCAAACTAGCAAATTCAGCAGACTCCGATGGGGATGCTCCAGATCCAGCAGACCCCGTGTATCCGATAGGACCTTGAATCCCCAACGTTCCCTGTGAACCCGTGTACCCAACTATACCTTGCGAGCCGGTATAACCAATTCCGCCGCTTGTCAGAACACCCGGAGCCAATCTGTCGGCTGTTATTGTTGCAAGGGCAATCTTAGTGTTGGTTACAGCACCTGTTGCAATAGTTGCATTCAGCGTTATGGGAGCCGTCCCATCAATGGATGCATTTCCCGTTAAATCTGTTCCCAGAGTCAACGTCCTGGGAGTCACCCAACCTGCAGTTTTGCTGTCAGTAAAGGCGACCGTTTTTGTAGCAGCTCCGCTATAAAACTTTATAACACCGCCTTCGTTCCAGGTCACTCCATCTTCTAGAGATGCAGGTGTACCTATAGAAAGCAGACGAAGACTAGATCCTGTACCCAAGGTGAGTCTCCCAGTCAGTGTTCCGCCTGTCAGGGGCAACCTAGAAGTAATGGCTGCTGCTGCCGAAGAATCTGCCTTAGTATCAACATACCCCTTGCTAGTAACGTGTCCATTAATAGTCGGAGCAGCACCCCCCGACAATAGTATGGGAGCAAGCATCTCTCCGCCGCTTACACGGCTGAGTTTGTCCGTCTCTAGAAATTCAAAATTATCATCAACTTCATCATTTGTTAGGGGAGCATCTTTAACTTGTCTAAACAGGAGCGCCATTTATTTTACCTCTTTAAGCAAATCGTTAAGCAGTTTTGTAATTTTTTGTAGGTCATCTTTAATATTATTTATGTCAGTTTCCATTGAGGTCACCTTGCGAGACATATTTCGCATTTTTTTATACTCCATATACTCAGCTTTTTTTGTGTTGATGAGAGCATTTGATGCCGTATCGCGGATAAATGTTGTATTATCTGACATTGGTGTTTCTCCGTTATGAAACTGCAATCACACGCAAATCTTTGATTCTCGGCACCACCGCAACACTTGTGCTAGTCATAACAATCTTGATAGCGAATGTTTTAAATGTGCTAAACGTTCCTGCTGAATTCGTATATTCAAACACATCATTTACTAAGTTGTCGCTGCCTAGCTCATACGAATATTCTGCAAATCCGTTAGAATTTCTGGGTGCATTTTCCTCCAATTCAATCCATTGCAAATCTTCAAATGGTGTCGGATCTGTGCTATTTGATAACTTGCCGTATACCGTTATACCTGTACCAGCAGGCTTGTCTGCATCCAGATAAACTTTGATATTTTCTGCATCGTCGAGGTCCAACACCACCTTTCTTGTTATATACCTAGCAAGAGCAGCACCGTCATTATTTTCTTCGTCCAGTGTGCTGCTGTTGATTGTATTGCCAATAACAAGTACCCCCATCTTCTTCAAATCTAGAACAGGCGACAGATTTTCCTGTGTGCTTGACACTAGTGCCCGAACTGTTAATGATTCGTTGTCACCTATTTCGTTGCTCTTAGACTTAACCGAAAGTGCGCGACGGGTGTCTGTTGTATTAACTGGCGTGAAGTTTGTCGTGTTAGTTCCCTGATTGGTGCTGTACGCCCAAGAAACATTAGTTCCTGTAAAATTCAAGTGTGCCAATGTCGGCGCAAATACACTGAAATTCTTTTGTTCAATATCCACTAGCGGCAACTTCACAGTGCCTGATTGATTTTTAACAACTGCGTGCTGTATCTTTATTGTTGTTCCTGCTACTATCTCAGGAGCATATTGTGCTTCTAGAGTTAACTGGATTGCAGAATCAACGGACTGAACGATGCCAATTGGTACATCTGTTAGACCCTGTGTTATCGTTAAGAGTGATCCAACTATAACTTCATTGGTAAAATCAGTTCCTGCCCCAGTTATAACACTAGAATTTACTGGATTTGAGACAGTTCCGGTTAAATTCGGAGATGTTATAAACTGCCCCGATGTTACAAGAACTCTTGCAACAGATGCAGCACGGTCTACCGTTTGAACAACACCAGATGCAGTTCCAGATGCACTCTTTGATGTGACAACCTCGCCGGCACTAAATTGTGTTGTACCGGGAACAAATAGATAATCAATTGGTTCATTTCTCAATGTTAATGTTCCAATAACACCGGTATTAAATGCTGCCTCATATAGAGTGAACTTTATATCTTCGGTCTGTAATGCGGTCCAAGCTCGGTTATTTGCAGAGACAAATAGAACCCCAGCATATGGTTGTTCAGAGACCCTCGTTCCTGTTCCAACTTCATCTTCGCCCAATTCAGAGACCCACAAATTATATTCATCATTGTTGCCTGCGGGTAAAATAACAAAACAATATTCAGTATTATTTTCTAAGAATACCGGTGAGGGGAAAGCAAACTCAGTAACGGCGTCACCTGCATCTGAGATATTTACATCGCTCGGTTGTAAAGTAACAGATCCGAATGGGACAATTCTCGCGCCGGGATATCCGTTAACAGTTTCTCTAATTTGAACGGTTATCGGAGCAGTCGAAGACCTAGTTCTGAAATATAAATCTAACTTAGTGATAAATACTCCACCTTCTCTTCCTGTGATGAAGAACGTTTGTGCTGTTGGATCTTCACCGCCAAAGGCACCGGTGCGGGTTATTTCAATATCAACCTGCCGCGAGACCATCGCATTTCGGGTTTCCTCTATAACATCTAGAGTCGGTCTGGCAGTTCTTGTTGACCGAATAGTGTTCTGTGTCTCAACCATTGTGCCTGATGAAGTGAACACTTCAGCCGCAATAGACCGAACCAAACTTGCAACACGGTCTGCTCTGTCTACCAATTCAAATGCCTTTGAACCAACTGTAAATTGCCCAGAAGGAATTCTGAATTCACCGCTAAATTCGCCCCTCGCATTGGTTATAAGCGAGTCACCATATGACCCACCTAGCGGCCTACAATGAACATCAACAGCAACACCATCAAAGAACGGATAAATTCTTGTCTCCGGCTTCAGTCTAACGGCATTAAACTTAACAACAATGCTTCTCATAAAGGGGACAACATTTCGGTTAACCGTCTTAAGCCCCAAATTCTCCACTCTTGTTTCTGGGATCCAATTAACTGTTATTCCCGTACGAGTTTGTTGTGATGTTGTTGTGGTGATAGTTTCAGTTATCCAAGTATTTGCACCAACAAGCGGATTGATTGTCTGTGATTCTACCATAGCAATATCAATGCCCGTCCAAAGAGTCTCCCAGCTACCCCATTCAGTACCGAACGGTGACGAAACATCTCCTCTAAAATTGTTGCAAGCCGCTATTCCTGTAGGTTGTATTACTATTGGCAATTTATTAACTTCGGCCAAACACAGGTTCCTCAGATCCCACCAACGGCACCAGGATATTCCGCTTCCGCTCTGCGATAGACCATCTGCCGCCCATGGAGCCGGTGCACAATTGGGAGAACTAATGTCGTTAGAAGAAACCAACCAATTATCATTTGTGTTGTCAATGTTAATTTGCAATTCGGGCAACTCTACCGTGTCAATCCACGTATCCTGTGACGGATCAAGAGTAATCTCTCCGCGATAGGTGAAAATTAATTGACTGACAACATTTCGTGTTTTTGTTGCATATGGATTTTCAGCATATGTTTGGTTGTCATACGGTAATGTTACAAGTTCACCCTCGACCGGCAGCACGATTGCCGCAGGGCGAAGTGCATCGGGAAACGCATCTTGGGTCACATCAGCATCTCCAATAAAGTTTGCAATAGTGCCCGAAATAGTAGATGCATCTCTCGTAACACTTATTGTGTTGCCAACAGTAGGTTCCGAACCTACTGTGATACCACGCAGATACACTCGGTACCAATCAAAGCTGGTCCCCGAAATAATCTTGACTGCGTGAGTTACTGTTCCTCCGGGAAGAGTTATTATGCTCTCCCCCGGCTCAAAGTGTATTCCAGGCAAATGCTTAACGACCAAAACCACATCGTTTCTATTGCGGATCAAATTCCCCAATGATTTTTGAGTCAACTTGATTTGTTCAATATTAAACTGCGGGCGCAATTCTCTTGCTCTGGTATCAATTGACGCACGATAATAAGGATCAAAAACATTAGCCACATTGTGTCCTGTAAATCCATCTACTAAAATCCCATTTTTGAACCTAACTTCTCCGCCTGGGCCGGTGATTAGAAGTTTAGCTGCATCCGTTTCCAGTAAGGATAGTGCAGTGTAATATTCAATGCGGTCTAGCCTCTTTTCAATCTGGCCAATGTCCCGCATTGTATACCGCTTATTATTAATGTGACGAATCTTTACGCTATTTGCTGGGCGACTCAGCGAACGTGCCATAAAGGGGGATAGCGAAGGATACGGCGGAATAAACACCTCTGCAATGGTCATTGAATTCTCTGTCGGCGCTGGCAGAGATGGGCTAGCATCAGGAATACCTCGAATTGCAATGAAGTTTCCTGCAGAATCTAACACAAGACGATCCTGCCGAGAAAGATAAAATTCAATGTCGCTGTCAAACTCTTCCGAAGGAACAGGAATAACTGCTGCTACTGCAAGTGTATTGCTATTTGCTGGATTAAGAGTAGTTGTCGAATTTGAATATGTTTCAAGTAGATTTGCGGTATTAGACATTCTCATTCGGAAATCTATTGAATTTCTTAAGTCAAAAATTTCTGTTGTGCCAGGATAAGCTGGGATGTCCCAAATGTTAATTTCGGATGCAGTTGGGACATCCTCTTCGTTTGCCGGAATTGGGTACGAATCTATGTTGAAATATCCGCCAGATGTCCCCGCTGCCTCAAAATACTTCACCTCTACGATGAGCTTTTGAGCAGAAAAATCACCCGATAGAGGAGATATTGAGGAGTTTGTATAGCTAATATCCGTTTGTCCTGTATTTAAGACGAAGGATCCGGTCACATTCCTCCAATTTGTTGGAGGCACTGTTGTTGGCCAACTTGCAAGAGAGGTTGTTGCCCAGATATTCGTTATAGAAAATACATCACTTATACCCAACGACAGTTTTCCGTTAGCCCACCCAGGATGGTCTACTCGTATCTTGACTCCGTTTGCAGTAACAGAAGCATTTTCTGTCAATGTTATCTGCCCCGTTGAAACTGAAGAAACAATACCGGCAGATGCAAAGATTCCGCCAGGAGTAACCTCATAATAAACCACATCTCCTGCATTAATATTACCCACTGGGTCAATGCCTCCGCTCAGCGGAATGACAGCAGAGCCGGTCGTCACTGTCCCCGAAGGAAACAACGTTGTGGTGTGTAGCTTGACAAATGCAGGCTTTACTGACTTTGTATTTGGTGGCCCGTTTACTCGCCTCACTCTCCCTATAACTGTGACTTCTTTATTGCCTCCTGTTAGAGGTGTATCCAGAGTTAATGTTATAACGGTTGGGCTAGTAAGAGAAACGGTGTTGTTTGACGCCAAAGTAAAATCTAATACTTCACCCGTAGAAGCTCTTACGATATAAAGGTCGCTGAGAATGGTGCTATCATTGGAGAAATTAGTTGAGGCCCAAACATCTACTCCAGTCAATGCAACTTCAACACTCGTTCCCTGAAAATCAACAGTTTTCTTGACACGATGAATGAAACTCGTATCTAGATTGCCCTCTGGGGCAAATGTCTTGATATTATCAACCGGTGACTTAAAAATCAAACTAGGATAAGAACTTTCCTTCAATACGATGTCTGCTGGTATAATTTCAGCCTTACTATCTGAAATATTGCTCCCAGCTGGTATTCCCACGTGTGTTACGTCATTGAAAGTCTCACTCGAATTCATCACAATATTGTTGAGATAAATCCGATAGAGATTGGTCGTGATATATTCAATATTGAGAAATGTTGCAGTTCCAATAGTGTCAACAAAACTTGAGGATGATAGCAGGCTCAACTGACCGTGATTGGTGAAATCCCATTCTCCCGATACATTCTGAACTTCTATGTAATTACCATAAAATGTAGATGTTGGTTGATTTTGGAGAACGGCTGTATCAACTGCCTTATCTATAGAAACAACGTCTGTGGCGAACAATTCGTGTTCATAACCACGAACAAATGCTTTTCCTGGAAGTATGCCGACCGCCAACTTAGACGGATCTCCGCCTTGTTCAACCGTATATCTGCCCTTATTTGTTCCAGACGAACTTCGCAGATGCTCATTGATAATTACTGGGAACTCTCTAACTGTGTAGTTTCCAGATTCGTCATATGTGCGGCTGGCCAGCTCCCGCTGCAATTCAGCATATTGCGTTTTTGTGAATCTCCTCTTGACTTTTCCGTCTTCCACTTCGAAAAGCAAGTAAAATCCCGAATCCAAAGAACCAATAGAATCTAACGGATATGAGACTAGAGTTGTCTCCATCTTATATCTGTCTGCACCGGGTGCAGTATAATTATATGATCCTCTCGCTGGGTCGAGCAGTGTCTCATCATCAAATGCGGTCACAACTGAATCCGCTATCCGGAATCCAACGATCCTCGAAGGCGTGGAGCTATATCTATCAATAACAATAGTCTGGTCGGCGTGAAGAACAAATGTTCCATTTGCATAAACAATGCCAGAACCAACAGAGAACAGAGACCCCACCCCCACCGGCGAGGCTCCGCCTGCACCAACCGTAACGTTAGATGCAGAAGTTGACCCATCGGCATTCAACACATTTAGAACTTGGTCTGCAACGAAGATACTTATTTCTTTGGTTGCGCTGTCACTATTTGTATAATGTATATACAGAGTCTTAAAATCTGTGGCGTGTGATGATGTCCCGTCTATAACCTGTTTGACAACGGCAGTTACTCCCGTTGACAAGTGCTTCAACGTTTTTCCGATATATGAGGTGAGGTCGGGGTTTGTTCCAGAATCTAAAATTTTGATATATGGGAACTCAAAATTAAACGATTCTGCACAACCAGTTATAACCGACCCCTCTTTGAAAATATTATCCCCAAATCTCTTAATCTGATTTTGAAGCAGGGATTGAATTTGAGTCAATTCTCGTGCCTGAACGGCATATCCCGGTTTAAATAAGATCCGCTGAAAATTACTATTCAGTGCATCCTCAGAGTCATCAAAATACGGGTATGTATTTAAATTAATCGCCATTTGGTCCCTTTATCGTTAAAACTTTAGAAAAAGACGGACAACTTCAAATTGGTCCGCACTACGAATTACGGGTGCTAAGTTGTTTATGTAAATGACTTCACCACCAAATCTGTCAATGCTAGGTTCTGTGAGATTATTTATAGTGACCGGGACAGGATCAGTAACGCTTGACAACTCTTGTCCTATTGCGATAATTGGTATAATCGGGTGAAGCCATATTCGGACATCTATACCATCTGTTGTCTTTTGTGATACATAGAAAACTCCACCTGCATTAGTTGTTACGGTATTACCTATAACAAACTCGTCTGCGTCACCTTGAGACATCACAGTTGAGAAATTTGAGCTGCCCGTACTAGCTTCAAACGGCGAGTCAGAATCATTATACTTTGTTGGATTTTTTATAATCCCAATCTGTCTGTATTCACCGGCAGAATGCAACGATTCATCTAGGGTCAAAGAAATTCCTACGGTTTTTGCAATGAGTTCGGATGGCACATCCGAACCGTGGCCGCCAGTGGGTGAAATTACACTATGAAGCTCGCCGTTAATGCCGCCGGCAGATGTTATGATTAAATCCGCAAAAGAATATCCAGATCCGTTATTGTCAAAGAGGTTAGCTGCGACTATAGTTTCCTCTCCCACATCTATCCCAACTGCAACTTCTAATCCAATGCCGTCACCAAAAACATCTACCGTCGGCACCACAGAGTACCCCTCTCCCGGATTGTCAATTGCAACTCTATAGATTGCGCCCGGAACAGAACTATCGGCTACATCCTGATTTGTAGCATCTCCGTCTCCTCCTTTGACATAATATCTTACCGGAACATAGTCATTGGTAGTAAATTTAGTTCCATCTGCTGTACCAATTTTTTGTATGAATTTCCAGATATAATTATCTGCGGTCACAATTGGAGTGATGTCGGTTCCGGTTGGTTCGTCGGTAGATTGCGCGCCACCCGCATTATCCAGACACTTGTAGATTTGGCCCTCTGATGTAACCACATAAAAGAGTTCACCGTCAAGATTGGTCCTGTCGTCATAGGGCACATACACTGTTCCTGAAGACCACGGTATGTTGGATGCGAGTAAAGATGTATCAATCGGCTGTATTTCTTGTATGGCTAAAATATTTCGTTTGGCATCAAGAATATCCTCATATGTATCGGCTAGAGGGGGTGGCGTGCCCCCCCAAGGCAAACTTCGTCCTATAAACACATAAAATGAATCGTGCTTATCTGCGATGTCTCGGTGCAACCCCTTAGCCAATTCAAGTCTGGCATTAATAGGAAAAATAGATGGCATTATAATCTCATTCGTAGTGGGTATTTGTGTTATTTATGTTGGGATTATTTCACGTTCAAACTCAGTAGTAACTTCAAACCCGATGTCATTGGTGATAACATATTCTCCGAAAAATTTATATCCTGCCGGATGAGCAGAGGTACGATATGCCTTTTCCCAGGATATTAGTGGATGGTCTGTTCGAATGACATATGAATGTGTTTGATATAAATAATTGTCCTCTAGGCGGTTTACATCAGATAAAAATCCACTAGAAGATAAAAACTGCCCAGGAGTAATGTGTACTAATCCGGCATTGAAATTCAGTGTGGCGGCAGTTCCAAACTCTCGCTCTGCGCCTATAACAACATCGAACATAGTATCTTCAAATCTGTATCCTGCCTTTAAAATAGATGCTCGTTTTATAGAACCTGTAATCGGATCCACAGAATCAATAGTTATTACGGCTCTATTTGGGACATCTTCTGGACCAGAATCCTCTTCAATGTTATACACTTCACCGACATTAAATAGCGTGCCTGCATTTACACTGACATCAACACTTAAAAGTTGCCGGGAAAGAGTGCCATAAGTAATGTTTCCGCGCCTTACATATACACCGCTGTCAAAACCGCGGATAGTTGGAAGTTCTGCATATGCGTTGGGGCCAGATAGATTTTCAACGTAATCTTCGGCAAAATATCCCAATTGGGCAATTGTACCAATGTTTTCCAAATTAATAGAAAATGAACTATCTATTTCCAACTTATACATAAATCCACTAAGAAGTTTGACTACATCAAGGCAATCTGCCGGATGGCTCCGAGTTACAACCCCCTCCCCCAAAACAAATTCGTCATACACTATTTGAAATCTTCTTCCCTGCAACTCAAACGGATCTGCTTCATAATTTTCCGTGTCAAGTTTTAAGATAAACTTTTTGCTCCAGCGCCCGTCTGATGCTCGCAAAATGTGTTCGGAAGGATATCGAACACTAACTGGCCCATCAAACAACATTCTAAAAAACATTGTTGTGCCATCAATAGACCCCTTGACATCATAATATTGGGAAATATTTTTAATAATCCACCGAGATTCGACCAGGGTGCTATCCGGGATGTCCCAAGAATACTGCGCCCGCATTTTTGCAACAAACTCATTCAGAGTCGTATCAACATCCGCCCAAGAATCTGAATTCATCAATAGGTCATTCGCACCATAAACTCCCAACTCACCCTCAGTTGCGCCTGAAATGGGGTCCACAAGAGTGTGTTGTTCTAGAAATCTATAATAGGCTTCTAAGAATTGGACAAATCTGGGATATTCAGACCGGACAAACTCTGGGAGCTGTCCGCCAATTAAATGTGATATTTTTTTCTTGAGAGATGTCATATACTATATTAACTCTCTTTAGTTGGTATAGCACGAACCGTCAATCCCGAAAATTGACCGATAAGCCTATTCTCTGAACTATCGTCCAATCTCATTATGATATTCTTTGCTGGGAATGGCAGTGTTGCGAAATCTGGCCGAACCTCAGAATTTACAATTGACGGTTGAAGATTATAAAATAGGTCTTCTGGTGTTGCATGGAGTCTGACATCTTTCACATTCCCCAAATACCCCGTAACTAACAATTTAGTCAGAGAAACAACTCCCGTAGAATACTCTACGGTACCATATTCCGAATCTAATGTAGCCCCAGTAATAGAATCTATTAGAGAAATTGAACCGGTTGTGCTTGGTGGTGTTGTCTTTGGTACATCTTGTAAATGCACTGTGTATTCTGTTCCACCAACAACCGTTCTGAATCTCGTACTAAAAATACTGTTTGGCTCTAGTGCAGTTGTAAAAAATTCTCTCGTTGAAATTGCAGTGGATACCGCGGGTATGATTCGTCTTTGAAGCCTGAGAGATATCTGTGATCCAACTATTTCGGGCGCGGAATCGTCTACAAATCTAAGCAACTTAGAATAATAAAACACTTTATCTAATGTGGAAAGCTGTGTTCTAAAATAGTCCTGTATTTCAAATGAAATTAGTGCGGCCAGGTCATTTGGCGTTTTATTAGTTTTTGCAGGATTGTACCGTATGTCCGCTGAGACCCCAACATACAAATATTCTGGAGCGACAAATTCGTGTTGTATTCCTAGAACGGTTGCTGGTTTGAGGATGTTATTAATAATGACTTGTTTGTCCTGTGTTGTCAAAATGAAATCTGTATCAGTATCAATCGAAATAAAAACCTTTCCATAAATTGGAGGAACATTTTCTTCACCACCCCAAACAACAATTCCTTTAATGAAGGGATATCTGGCCCGCAAAACTGTTCGATAATCCTGTTGGGTGATTATTCGATTGCGAGTAGAGTAGAATCTAGGAGCATTGAATCGAATACTGTCTATAGATTCTCTGGGTGATCCGCCTGCGGCTCTTGCTTCTGTTATCACGCTGATGGCCGAATAACCACCTATAGTACCAGAAAAAGAGAACGTTCGTGCGCCATTGGCACTGGTATCGCCGGTTGATGCTTGATAATCAACTAACACCTCATTTCCGCTCTCCAGCCTCTTTCCAAACGTGTTATCACCCAAAATCAATTTGTATTTAGAATCGGGAGTTTCTTCTGTCCAGAATACCCGGCTGTTTTCATCTACATCAACAACCGTGTACGCAGGCTTAAATATTTCACTCTCACTTGAAGTAGTGGTCTCTTTGACCCGAACTCGGATTGAAGTAGTGTCAACGGTAGAATTTGCTAAAACAAAAGGACCACTAGCGGTATCTTCATTGACCAAAAACCTATTTGTTACAGGATTCCCCTCTAACAGCACAACTTCAGTAAAGATATACTTATTGAGGATTGGATTATAGTCTGCGGTATATTCTTCAAAGGTATTGAAAGAAAAGTTCACATCATTAACCGTAGCCAAGAATTTACTATATTTTGGTAAAAGAAGAGGTGAGGCAGAAGTCGGCACTGTGGGAGGTGTTATTTCTATTCTAACTGTGGCTCTAGCCGCAGTAGCCGACTTTGGAATGTAACCCAATGTCTTGGCGTGAGATATGACAGACGACCGCTTAATTGCACTATCAATAAACAGTTCGTTAGCCTGAAGATGGGCCAACATTGCGTTGTAGTGTGTATTATAGGCAAGCACATCTAAAAAGACACTCATACCAGAACCATCGAAATTGTAATCGGTGAATTCTGTTTGCGAGGTCAAGAATCCTTTAAGATTTGTCTTAATCTTATTGAAATCTAATTCGGTTATTCTCAGTTCGGCCATTATCGCAATCTCGTTAGGACGGTTGTGAATGTCACTGGAGTTCCTATTCCAACAACATAGAAGAAAATTGAAATATTATATGCATTTTCATCCGGTTTTGGTAAAACCTCAATCTGTTGCAGAACGACTCTTGGCTCAAAATTCTGTATCAACCTTTCCAAACCTTGTTTTAGAGCATTTGTCGTTATTGGATCTATTGGCTCAAAGAGCAATCTATACATAGGCGAACCGATTTCTGGTTGAAACGGCCTCTCATAAAATTGAGTTTTTATAAGATTGTATAGGGACTGGCGAACTGCGTTTGCGTCAATCCTCCTGCTCACATCACCCGTGATAGGAAGAGGAGTAAACGACATATCAAAATCTTTGTAAATTCGATTGGGTGTGTTAGTTGTCATAATATCTATTTATCTGGTAGTTTTGCAGCCTGGGGGAATAATGAACCCCTGAATTCTGGATCTTTTTGGTGTCTTAGAGAATACACCGCACCCATTACGATTGAACCCCCCGCCGCCTGTGTTCCCCTCAATTGTAGTTATCACTCCCTTCGGAGAAATTGCAGCAACAATACCCACGTGATTACCATAAAAAACAACAGCCCCCACTACAGGAATAGACGAAAAGAGCCCGTTCTTTCGCCCCCACGCCGCCCAGCTAGCGCAAGAGGCTGCGCCAGGCGGAGTTGGAAGACCAGCCTCTTTCCACCAGGTAGTGACTGCACCCGCACACCAATAATGACCCGACCCCGTGGTTCGAAACTTTCTTATATTATCAAGACCTGCATTGGCCATCATCTCATCAATTCTTCCGGGCTGACCTTCAGGTAATTCCCCTGCGGGCAGAGTTGCAGTCTTTCGGCGTCCACCATAGTTTCTCCCGTCACCCCGATACTTTGCAGTTCCGGTTTCTAAAATACCAATGTCTGCCAATGCTGCCGAAACAACTCGCATACCTGCTTCACACACCAAATCTGGCGGCGTGTTGGCAATTTCTTCGCTTATATCCTTTGGATTAGAAACAGAGTTTGTTGTACCCGACGACAATTCTTCTTCCTTTAGGGCGACATATTCTGCCGCAGTAATTCTAGCATCTAGCGGCAACGACAAATCATTTGCAATCTGTTCAGCAAATAGTTTTTCACTCTCAGCGGCGGCCCGCGCACCACCATCCATCTTAAATCCCAAGTCGTCCAAATCAGGTTCCTCCGGATCCTTTCTTTCAACTGGATCTGGTAGATTTGGCTTTGTAGTCCCATCTGCCTTTCCTGGTGGCAGAAACACAATAGACATCCCTGTCATCTTTATTGTACCAACTTCGGTAATTGGGCTTCCAATTGTAGTTCGAACTCCACCCATGGCTTTCAACTGTGTCTTTGCTAAGATGTTGAAAGTAGACCCCGACTCCAACTTAACCTCGCCGTCTGTCTTTGCTGTGATGTCTCCCTCAGCTCCAATCTTAAGACTGCCCTTTGTGTTTATTGATACTGATTCACCCGCACTAATATTCAGCTTGCCGGCGACATTAATGTTGTAGTCTTTATGAACTTGTGTGTTAAGCTCACCATCTACCTGTAAATTGCAGTTGTTTTTAACATAGATGTTGATTGACCCCTCAGTTGTGACATTTGCATTACCCTTAATATAAATGTTACCGTGTCTGTCTAAAATCTCATAATTATCACCAACAATTCTCTTAACCATAGTACCATTCGCATCAATCTCTAAGAAGGTACCTGTCTTGTGATACAAGTGCAATCTTTCAGCACCCGCAGTGTCGTCTATCTCAATAACGTGGCCCGATTCAGATTGATAAACGTGATTATATGGATATTGAGCAAAATATGGAATTTCAGGTTGGTCCCAGTCTTCGCCTTCCATAGCGGTTGCAATTTCCTCGACTCGTTCCTCATCCTTCACACCTACAATAGTCTGTTTGATACTCTGGGATCTAGCCAACCGATTTGTGTCTGGCTCATTCATATATTCAGTCAACGGATACTTTTTATTGGGATCAACAAAACCAGTAGACGATGATATTCTATTATAATACTCGGCTTGAGGGATTCCCCCAACCGTTCCCATTATGACAGGTTCTTGACAATCATCACCGTCCCGAAAGAATCCGATAACCCAAGTTCCTTCAACGGGTCCCAAAGGAGAGTGACCAATGCCAGACATCGCAGCAGAGGTGATTGGTTGCATTGGGTATGCCCACGGGAGATCCTCAGTCGGTAACATTACTTTGTCTGTATTGTGGTATCCGACAATGCGAACTCTGCACCTCCCCAAATATAATGGGTCGTTTCTGTCCTCAACTGCTCCCATCCACCAAAAAAATCCACCGTTATTATACAGGTTGTTCATATCAATCCACGCTTTTCTTAAAGGAATCCTTAATAAGCTCAAGAACCATTTTGTGTTTTCCTATTATTGATATAGTGTGGTGTATAGCACTAACAAGATACACGCCGCTCATCCGCTCATCAAAATTCGAAGCAACGTCTGTCTCTTTGTTTGTTCCTATAGGAAAATTCAAATAAACTAACACACCAACTTCAATATCAGTTCTTCCTGGCACATCTATATGTATTCTAAGATTGCTCATCTCATAAAGCATACTGTTGCGTTGCAACGACCAATTTTCAATTTTTGAGTCAGTATAATCATTGAAAATCTTATGGTGTTTTGTTCTTACTGTTCGGTATGTATGTGGGTGTTTGGGGGTGCTTTTCGAAAACTGGGGGTATGCTCCGCTGAGATCCTCTCTCGTGCCGCCCCCGTCTGTCGTATAACTTTCTAAATGCCGATATGCAGTAAAACTATCACCATAATCCCAAATCACATCATAATATTCTTTAGTAACAATGTCGTGCGTCAACATCGTGCCCGAATAATAACCTAAATCTTGGCCATCAAGAATATCAAATTGTCTAGGAATGTTAATCGCCTCAATAACTTTATATCCTGTACCTAAATCTGAGGAGACATAATTGAAGTTGCCAGAACTCCTATCACGGATACTGTTATCGCCATAAAAATATTCACCAAACACTATACCCGCGTTTCTCTGCTGTGATATGATATCCTCAACCGTCCCATAATAGAAATTTTTGTTAGACTCATAAAATAATGCATTTGGTGCAACGCCGCGCCCACTAACGGTTCTTGCACACACCCAATTAATAGCCTTAAACGGTGTCCAAAATGGGACTACAAACGTAAGACTTGATGAATGGGGTGCCCCGAAAATATACAATGCACTAGTTCCTGCATCACCCGTATAACGAGGTGCTAGAAGATATTCCTTGAAAATATCACCGACTATCTTATCCGTTGTTCCAGAATATGATTTGGATAGCGGCTGCAAGTTGTCCGAAACTGCTTCGGGAGAAACTAGACGAAGGACATATATTTGCTGTCTGTCCTTATCTAGTATTCTGTCTAGCAATCCAGTAACAATAAATGTTCTCTTAATAGAAAACTCGGGTGTTGCCGGAAAAGTAGGAGTGCGGATTGTTATGTTTAAGAACTCCCCTCCTCGTAACGGAACCTTAGATATAATTCCGGCTGCATCTGTTATAATTGCAGTTGCGGACATTGCATTAGAAAACATATCTTCATAAAGAGAAAATTCCAAAAGAAAGTTTCTCAAATCTATCTCACCCGCAGAGGTGAACAAAATAACCTCATCAATTATAACATCCCCAGCAGCCTGTATGCTCTCAGTAGTTATGTCTGTTGAATCTGCTAAGGATTCATTTGTCCTGTTGGTGTTGCTCATAATAGACTACGCTCTAAGCGTTGATGACAACAAATTGGTGAATTCTTGAATATATTTGGGTTGCAATATTGAGATGGTGCGCTTCTTTTCATTCTCAGCCACTTCAAATTCGTAATTCGTGACGGCAAAAAACTCATCCTCATCATACTCACCCAGAAAATATGGGTCAATGATTACAGTCGGGGTGTGTGACCGCAATTCGTAGTGATGTATTGCCTCAATATTATCATATTTTTTCTGTGCATTAATTTTAACATCTTGGCTGTGTATTGGCCAATCGGTATATGGGTCTGTGATATTATTAATCAAGTAAAGAACCCAATGATATTCTGAATTGCGATATATGTTATAAGCAACGTGTTCCGCTTTCTCACCATCCCGAATAACATAAGGTAACAATAGAACTGACAAATCTTTATACCCCTTGCCAACCCCGACGCGAATTAGAAAGTCCGTAACAACTTTTTGTTCTTCACCCAATCTCATAATGAACTGAGGAAACTTAGAAAAATACATATTAGAACCCCTTATCAATGCGTTGTGATGTCAAGACTTCCATTTCAATAAAGGTCAGAGATAGAAATATCTCAGTGGGCTTACCCTTGCTATTTCTAAACACAGTGAAATCACTTCCACCATAGTTGACCTTCAAGTCTTTAAGAGCGCAAGCTGATACCTTGTGCAAATATTCGTTTTCTGCATCCTTATAATAGTAAATGATGTTAAACTCGGCAGGATATGTCAAGTAAAACACATTGGAGGATGTTTCTGGGTGCATATATCTCTTGAACGTGTCTATGATTTCCTTAATATCTATCAGCTCCTGTTCACTTCTTGGCATAAAGGTATATTCGAATGTGAATGACCTAAAGCCCGCTGATTTGAACATCTGTTCCTTGTTTGGGTTCTGAACTCGCCTTTCAGTCTTATTGACAAATGATTTGAAATCAAACCCAAGACCCGCCAATTTAGGAATATTGGCAGCACCAAGAATACCCTCTCTAGTAAGAGCCTTACCCATATCAGTTGCTTCACCAATAACACCCCTACCAGCATCCAATCCTCGACTCATTGCACCCAACATTCCCAATTCCTTGTCCTCATAACCCATCGAATATGTTGCCGACGGCTTATCAACGATTTGAAGGGCAATTGCAATTGGCAAATGAACTAGTCCCTTAGGTTGCAATAATACGCGAGATGCTAGCCCCACCCCTGCCCCTATAACGGGAGATGCTGCGACAGCTCCAGCACCCTGAGTTGCTTGGGTTGTAGCCTTAACAAGATCCCCAGAAATCGCACTAGCAATACCTTCACCGATTTTAATGGCACCCAAGGCAGAAATTGCGCCTGTTACTGCCAAACCTAGCACAGTTGAAGCATTTTCACTTGATATGCGATTTTCTCCCGTGGGGTCATATCTAACTGCGCCCGGCTGAGTTGCTTCTGTTCGATTTTCTGGCACATTGACAAAGAACATAACATAGTGCGGGTTCTCGTCATTGCCGAGCATTTCGGGATAACGCAAAACTCGTGTACCTGTAGACGTTTCTCTGGTGCTAGCGCCTGACCTATCAAGGGGGATGGGATTGTCTTGCAAAAGTCTCCCACCTCTAGTAGCAATAGTTTTTCTATCCCGGGGAGCTGTGTCGGGTAGCTGATTCGAAGGTGATTGGCTGTCTTCGGTTATAGACATATGAATAAATATCCTAATAGAGGAGTAAAGATGCTAAAAACTATTTATATGGGTTCTTAATGGCTTATACGAGAGACACTTACAAGGGACGCTTCGTTCCGACAAATTTTGCCAAGTATATGGGCAATACTCAGAATATCATTTACCGTTCAAGCTACGAGTACCGGTTTATGAAATGGTGTGATTTGAACAAAAATGTGCTAGAATGGGGGTCCGAAGAAATCGTCGTCCCTTATGTCAGTCCCAAGGATAATATGCTCCACAGGTACTTTGTTGACTTCTTTATAGTAGTCCAGACAAAAACTGGAGAAAGGAAGAAATACCTAATTGAAGTAAAGCCCTATAGATTTACTCAGGAACCAGTAGTCCCAAAAAGGAAAACACAACGATTTCTATCCGAAGTGTTTCAATGGGCCATCAACAACGCTAAATGGAAGGCTGCTACCGAGTATTCTAAGAAGATGGGATGGGAGTTTATGCTTATTACTGAACGCGACTTAGGACTAATGTGATTATCTTTTGCTCTTGTTTACTCTGTTCTAGCACTATAAATATCTTGTGTAACTGATTTAACTGTGTTTTCTTTTTCTATCCTCAATCACTACATAGATACTTATGCCCGGGGAAGTGAGTTGTCAAGCCCTACAAGCCCCATTTTAGAACGAGGTTGTCCGAAATGCAAGAAAAATTCAATCCGCTAGAGCAGATAAGAAACCCCAAACAAGCTATGACTTGGTATCAAAACCAAATCAGGCGTTTAGGTATGGCTGCACAAACGCGCGGATCAATCCTAACTTCTGGAATTGGTAAGATTGCAACTACACTGGACGTTGGGGGGATGTACCTGTTTATGTATGACCCCAAGATGAAGAAAACTCTCCCATATTATGACACTTTCCCCCTTGTCCTCCCATTCAATGAAATGGAGGGTGGATTTTTGGGTCTCAATTTGCACTACATTCCGCCTGTTGCGCGGGTACAACTTTTAGATAGATTGGCTTCTGTGAGAACCACAAAAACATTAACCGATAAAACCAAGATGGGCCTAAGTTGGGCTCTTCTTCGTCCCTTCGCGGAATCTCAAGTTCTAGTAAAAAGGTATCTGCTTTCTCAGGTACAATCACGATTTTTAGAGATTAATCCGCAGGACTGGAAGACCGCTGCTCTGTTACCCATTGAACGCTTTACTGGTTCACCAAAAACCGAAGTTTATAAAAAATCCTTATCAAGTATGGTAAGCAATGGCTAATATAGAAAACTTTATTGCAGAAATCAGAAAAACTAATGTAGCTAGAGGCACAAAGTATGAGTGTACCTTCACCACAAATAGGAGCCTCAACATAGGTGCCGGAAATGTCGGTCGGCGGCTGGCGCTGTTCTGTGAAGAAGCACAACTTCCGGGCAAAATCGTACAGACCAGAAGTGCTAGATTTAATGCTCTTTCTGAACAGCGGGTGCACACCATTGACTATATGGGTGAATCTGTGGTCTTTCAATTCCTCCTCGATGAGGATTTTACTGCCAAAGAATATTTTGAAAGCTGGATGGAATCAATGATAGATTACAACACTCGCGAAATTTCTTTTTACAAAGACATCGTTGGGGAAGTGCGAATTGTAAATTTTCGAAATAGTGAAAAAGAAAAAACAATGGTTACCATTCTTGAGGAGGCATTTCCTCGGTCCATCCAATTAATACCGTTGGGGTATAGTAACACAGGCGCTCTTCGGTTAAATGTGAGCATTGCATTCAGACGATGGCGAAGTGAGTACCTCAAAGAAGCACCCCAAGATGCTCAAAATGCACCAAAGATAAATCCAGATGAAATCACAAGTGGCGCCCAGGTGACTGGACCGTTTATTGCACCTAGGGCTCTTTAATCACACATCAGGAGTATTAAATGAATATACCATCTATCGTTGTGCCTACATATGAGGCAATCTTGCCTTCGACCGGTGAAACTATAAAAATGCGTCCATTTTTAATGAAGGAAGAGAAGCTCCTTCTTATGGCAGGGGAGGGGGCAAGCCAAAAAGAACAGCTTAATGCACTCGACGAAGTTGTAAAGAATTGCACGTTTGGGAAGGTGGGAGTCGAAACTCATCCAATATTTGATGTTCAGTATGTCTTTCTTCAAGCTAGAGCTAAATCAGTTGGTGAAGTTGCTGAGATATATTTGATTTGTGGTGCTTGTAATCACAAGCTCCAACACAGTCTGAATTTGTCGGAAATAAATGTTGTTCACGACCCAGCACACAACAAAAAAATACAGTTGACAGATACCGTTGTTCTGACAATGAAGTACCCAAATTGTAGGCAAGTTTCTAATATTGGTGCAAGCGAGGATGTGAACGTGATTTATGATATCATAAGTGATATGATGGACACGATTTATACTGAGGAAGCTGCTTATGATTGCTCTAAGGAAACAATTGACAGCAAACGTCAGTTTTTAGACAGCCTGACAGCCTCTCAATTTAAATTGGTCCGTGAATTTTTTGAAACTATGCCAAAATTGATTCACCGAATTGATTATGAGTGTCCTAGTTGCACTTCTAAAAATAATGTAGTTATGGAGAACTTGTCGAGTTTTTTCGAATAGCTCTTTCTCACGACAATCTGGGTAACTTTTACAAGACAAATTTTCTTCTTATGCAGTTGCATCATTATTCGTTGAGTGAGTTGGAAAATATGTTACCGTGGGAAAGAGAGATATACGTCGGACTGCTAGTTCAACATTTAGAGAAACAGAAAAATAAACTGGATAAACAAAAATGATAGGCGACATTTTTTCTAGAAAACAAGCTGGCGAAGACTCAGGACACCGAGATTCGCTAAAAGACCGTGAAGTTGCACAGACCGGTGAGGCAATTGCTTCAAATGGTGGGAGTGCGTTCGCCAATCTTACCAATAAAACAGTTGAGCCGATAGTGGCATCTGTCCACGAAATGATTGAAAGGCTGAAAGAAAATACAGAAACACTTGAAGCCGTCATGGACAAGGATTTAAAAAAGAATTTTGACGAACTTTTTAAACTGCTACGACAATCTGTAAAGTCTGGAGATGAAGGCATAAAAAATACCGATGCCGTTATGGCACGAATTGCAACTGTCATTGTAAAACTAGAACAGAAAAAGGAAGAGGAGCCAGAAAGAGCCGAAGAATTTGACAAGGCAATTGATGCTATTCGGTCTATGGAACCAAAAAAAGCAGGCACACCCATAAAAGATGCAGTCAAACAAGGTTTGTTTGGTCAAAATATTCAAGAGCGCATTGATGAGTTGGGACCAGACGCAACTAAGGCTCAAAAATTTGGAGCACACGCCAAGGGGTTCGCAATGCAAAGTTTGCGGTCCGCCTTTCGCATCAATGAATTTGTTCCCAAGAAAAAGCCACTAACTTTGCAGGAAGCCATTCGGAGAGAGAAAGACGCCGAAAAGGTAGATGCACTTCAGAGTTCCATTGCGGGAATGGAAGAGAGAGCAGGAATTTCTATGGAAAACAAATCTACGACGGCAACTGTTGCGGTAGATTCTACCAAAAAAAAGCCTAAAAAAGAAAACCGAGCGAAGGCAGAAAAGAAAGACCTCAATATTGAAAATCTCAATGTACAAAATGCTACGGTTCAAAAATTTGTCGTAGCATCTGCTCCGGAAGATGAAAATGAAAAAAGTATGTCGGATTCTGACACCGACGCAACTACCCTGGAGGAGCAGTCACTTGCGGCTAAAGATGATGAGTTCAAAACAAAGATGATAGAAGCCATGGAAAAGGCCGGCGGTGGCGGCCAACTTGCGATGTTAGTTAGCTCGATGTCTAAAATGCTACCGGCATTACTTCTTCTGGGTAAAGCGGCAGCAGTAGGGTTGGCCTTGGCTGCGGGCTTGAAAATCGGCGATTCTATAAACAAAATGTTTGGTTGGAAAACTATGGGTGAGGCTGCCGAAGAAAGAGAATTTTATAAAGATGAGCAAAAGAGACTAGATTCTCGCGATGCCGGAATAGCTGAAAAGGATGATGCTGACGCTAAGAGTCGGGGATACAGAGACCGCGCCCATTTGAAAGAAACGGGAGATTTGGTCCGTAAATACCAGGCCGAAGGAATACCTGAGAGAGAGGCTCGCGCCCGGGCTAGGCAAGAAACGGGTGCGACCGCAGAAATAACGGCACCTACACCCAGCACGATAGAATCTGCTCCCCAAGAAACAGCGGCTGCTGTTTCTATGGCCACTGAAGATTTGGCCGATGCGACGACAACGCAGAAAGCCGCGCAAAATGTTGTAACAAATGTTACAAATAATAACATTAGTTCGGGTGGATCGGTTGGGTCACAGCCTGCGGCAGGTGACCCAAGGACGAGTGATAATTCATTCCGAAGATGGCAAGATAAGCGGCAGGTTAGGAACTAAAGGAAAAGACGCGATTTCTCGCGTCTTTTTTATTACAATCAATTTTTGTTGTTTATTCGTCGTCTGATGCTAGACGAGAGAAGTAACTGATTGTATCCTCTGCATCTTCTTCTACTGCCGCTTCAGCCTTAATTGTCTTGGCTGAAGCTGTCTTTGGCTCTGGGGCGCTCTCTGCCCGCATTGATGCTGCAATGCTCTCGGCAGTTGAGTTTGCCGAATTCCCCTTAAGAACGAAGTCGAGCTTCTTCTTCAGTTCCTCATAAGTCTTGAAGTTGCTGGGATCGAGAAATTCCGAAAGAGAGAATTGTGCATTCCAGATGCTCTCAATCTCAGAATCATTTGATGCAATTGCCGTCGGTGAATCGAATTCACTCTTATCGTAGTTACGATAACCTTCAACATTGCGAATCTTCAGCTTGAAGTTTGCTCCCTTCCAGAAATCGAAGGGATTTACTGGCTCTTCATCTTCAAACTGTGGCTGCATCACATCCTTAATCTTGTCGAAAATCTTCTTTCCGAACTTGTAAAGAAACACCTTACCATCATTCTCAGGATGAGATGGATCCTTAACAACAAGAATATTTGCAATGTACTGAAGCCGGCGCTTTTGCTTACGCGCGATTTCCTTGTTGGCTTCTGAACCAGAATTCCACAACTCAGTATTAAACTCTGAGACAGGATCTGATTGGCCCAAAGAAGTTAGAGAATTCTCAATGTACCACTTTCCACCTGGGCCTTGGAATCCGTGATTCCAAAGACGCACCCAAGGTAGCTCTTCTCCCTTCGGGGGAGGAAGGAAACGAATAACTGAAAGGCCATTGCCTGCCTTGTCTGCTGTCGGCTGCCAGAATCGCGTATCTTCCTTACGCTCTCCTCCACCCGTGTTGCTGGCAAACTTTTCAACTTCCTTCATTAGTGTGTCGAAGTTGCCGCGCGATTTCCGAAGATCGGAAAGACTGTTAAATGACATACGTTTTTCTCCTTTGTATAGCGTTGTATGGCGAAGTATAACTGCGTAATGTTGTCCTACACCTGCAGAGTTGATTACCGATAATCTATCAGTTCATCATACTCATCATCATCTAGCTCGTTCTCATCTATTAAAAGATACAACGATTTGGGGTGTTTGTCAAGCCTGCATTTGTCCCTTTTTCGATTATGAACTGTCACTTCTTCATCATCCCAGTCCGACTTCTTTCTTCTCATCCCCTTGTTGCCTCTCTAATTATTTGGTCTGTTATTTCCTGAAATTTTTTCTTGGATACTGATATAAATGGTGAATATCTCTTAAATAACAATGTTGTATCACTCCAAACGAGGTCATTCCCAAGTCTTGCATCTAGAATGGGGACAAACGCATACAACTTGTCCAAAACGATAACCGACTCTAGTTGCACTTTGTTCCCCAAATAAAAGCGTAGAATCTTGGGATGCTCATTCTTCGGAACATCCCAAAGAGATTCTATACTCGGTTCACCGTCTAAAAGCAGACGCAAATCTTGCTTATATGTATATGTCATTGACTCTTGCCGCTTCTTCCAATTCATAAACTCAGATGCGCCCTCACCCTTTCCTGTGTAGAGACCGCCCCAAGCATCACCTGCTGTAAAATTTGCAATGAAGTATTCTGCTAGGTCAGACTCACAGTATTTTTCTGATAAACTATTTATCAGAGGGATTTCGTTATGCTTCTTAAGAAAGGATTCTCTCGACAGATTGACAGCCTTTCCATTTTTTGAAATGTCATAATTTCTTGATGTAAAATGAAGCCGAAGCGTCAAATACATCTTGTACGCGGTAAACGGCTCTAAGTATCTCATATTGGTAGTTTACCCTTTTTTCGTTTGAGAAGGTTTAAGTCTTCCGCTTCAGCTTGAATCTTGTCTTTGAGCGAAGGTGAAATCAAATTGGAAATTGCAATTGGCTCAATGTTTTGGTTATCACAATAATCTAGTAATGCTTCTAAATAACCCAAGTTGCGCCGTCTTGCATCAGACTCTATGAATATAGAAAACTCTTCCGGTGTTTGAAATTTGCGAGTTATCAAATATTCGACTGTGAATATTCTGGGGTCGTCTAGACTGTCGGGCTGTACGTTAGCTGAGGACATAGAAAATGTGGCCTCCGATTTTTTTGATTGGCGTCATAGTTAAGCTCCAAGTCGGCTTGACTGTCATATTGTGAAAAAACATTGCATTGCCAATAGAGTGCAATCTTTTGTTAGATTGTAAAACTTCCAGTGCGATTCTATTTGCTTCGGCAAACAACTTTTGGTTTGGTGCCCGGCGATTCTTCTCGCAGACCCAAGAGAACTGACACCCCCTGGGATTTCTTTGAAACACTACCTCACAAACCGTTTGCGGGAACGACCTGCTTTTAACTCTGTTCATTGTTACTGTTGCAACAGCCAACTTACCTTCATATGGTTCTGATCCCGATTCGTAATAGATGTTCTGTGCCATACAATTCAATTCTTTGTTTACTGCCGTTGTATCAATTGTGTCTCTGATGGAAAGAACGCTATCCTGTTTTCCGTATTGCAGAGTAAGGGGTTTATTGTCTGTCATTGAAAAGTGTAACAATACAACCATTACGAGGAAAACACTAGCTATCTTCATATTTCCTCTCTTTTTGAAGATGTTATCTGTACTCTTTAAATATACACTGTTTTCGTTGTGTTGTCAACAGTTATGATATATTTATCTACACTAAAACCCCCTTGCGGGGGCTTTAGGTATGATTCTGTTCCCAGGTTCATAAACCCGGCTCTGCGCTTTACGCGGCTAGAGCGTATGCCTGATTAAAGTTGGCATTTGATGTTTTTGCTCTGCTTACGGCAGTCGCCTATCGGATAGATCCTCTCCCTATACACTAACCTGTCGAAACCAAGCACCCCCAAAATATTTTTTTTTACTTCTAAGTGGAGATGGGGGGAGTCGAACCCCCGTCCAAGCTAATCTTCAGTTGAGGCATTGTACTATCATCCTGCATTCTTATTTATACTCTCCCACAGGTCCCGGTACTCAATTAGCTTCTTATCATAGTTGTCCCGCTTTTCAATAAAGACCTGCGAGTCATCATCATCAACCGAAATGAGAATTACTGTTCGGCCAATCGGTATGCCTGTTCTTTCTTCGAACATAATGGCATATGCGCTTGTTTGCATAAAGTAATGTTCGATATACTCCTTGTCCTTTCTGCGTTTGGCAGTTTTGAAGTCGATAATACTCAGCTTGCCATCGAAGTCGGCAACGCAATCAACACGGCCCGCCAAACGCAAGAAGTCTGAATACAATCCGACTTCCAATCCTCGAATATTGTCAATTCTTGATAAGTGCGTTTGCAGAGAAATGAAACTGGCCAGATCCAATGGAGTGAGGCCTTCCTTTACACCATTGTTGTTTAGATACCTCTCAACAATATTGTGGATGCGGGTTCCTCTGGTTGCAGCCTGCCTAGAAATTTTGTTGGCCTCGTCATTACCAACTCGCGCACGCCACTGTGCTAGCCCCTCTTTGTTATGAAGGGATAACACAGTTGTTACTGAGGGGTACATTTTCCCCTCAGGCGTGCGATAGAAACGTTTCCCGTTGTCTTGGGTGTGTGCTGAAATTTCTGGAATTTTTATTAATGCGTGATTGAATGTATTTGTCATATTGTAATATAATCAATAATGTTTAATCTGTCAAGATACAAGCATCATATCTTCTATTGTCATTCTTGCAATGATATATTCCTTTACCAAATTACTACGACAAATATCTTCAACTCCAAACTCAACGGAAACAAACGACGGCATATGGTCGGTTATACTAATGAATTTCTTTAACCCGGACATATCGTTTTTCTTATACAAATCTGTCTGTCTGAAATCTCCGCAGAATATTATCTTGGTATTTTGTCCAATGCGTGTCATTATGGAATTCAATTCCATATCGGTCATATTTTGAGCTTCATCAACAATGATGATAGAATCTGAAACGGTCAGACCTCGAACGAAGGACGTAACCATAAATGAAAGGGCCTTTTGTTCCCTCAGACGATTGAATGCTGATGGGCCAAATCTGGGAAACAATTCTGAACAAATATCAACGTACGGCTGGGTATACACCTCAGTCTTTTCCTTTTCATCTCCTGGTAGATGGCCGATGTCTCGCGAGGGGACCGCAGACCGAACGATAATAACCTTCTGGCAGGGTGAATTTTTCTCGAAAATCTCCTTAAATGCGTTATACAATGCAATATATGTCTTACCTGTACCCGCTACTCCGTGAAGTAGAAAGGCTCTCTTATCTTTTTGATATTGATTGAAAAAGTGATTTTGATTGTCGGTTAGGGGCAGAATACACTTCAAATCTGTGGCCTTTATCTTTGTTTTTGCTAGTTTCTCGTCTAGAATTAGGGGTGAGGAGATTGCGGGTGTGAATTCTTGTGATGGAATTAGTTTTAGCCGAGATTTCTTTGACATTGAATAACCGGTGGAGTGGTGTAAAGGAGCCGGCAAGTATCCTTGCCGGCCCATGGTGTAACGACAACGTTAAATATTTTAAATGAAGGAGCTATTGTCCTTGAGCTTCGATCCTGGCATCTTTTCGTGGATCTTGTGAAGAACATCTCTAAATCCCCCGTCAGGTCGTCTGATTCCTAAACGAACTGCATCTCCAATTGAAGGTGCAGAAAACATAACCTTTTTTACTTCTACTACCCCACACTCTGGGCACGGCTCACCTTCGGGGCGATTCATATCCGGTATGCTAAGATACTGCGTAAAGTACACCTCGCACGCCTGACAAACATATTCGTATGTTGGCATCTATATTCTCAGTTAGTATTTATAAGTTTTCGTCCTATCCGATGGATCCAAGATTCTGGTGGCGGTTGCGAAGCGGAATTTTTTTCCTCTAATTCTTTAAGCGAATCGATGATGTCACGAACACAAAATTCCAGGCTATCTCTGCGAGCGAATTCAAGCGCACTTTCATCTGTGTCTTTCTTACAGCCAGATTCTTCTTCAACCATAAAATCACTTAATAGAGGTGGATGAATCTGCAACTTCTTTGTCCTCACGCAAAGCTATAAAAACTGGGAGAAACAGACTCTGGTTACCAGCTTTATCTACAATCCTAGTGTTATATTTGACCGTTATTATCTTTCCGAGGGTACTCTCTCTAGTATATATATTTCTTTGTTCGTCAGAATATCCAGAACCGACGTTAACTTTTATCTTTCGGTCAGATGATACGGCTACAAGAGCCCCAAGACGACCTTCGTGCTTGCCTGTCCCCTCTTGCCATTCAACACACTCCAGTTCACACTCCAGCTCACCTTTGAACTTTACCTGATGCTTGGCTCTGGCATTCTCCCAAGGCATACTCAGGTCCTTCAAAATTATTCCCTCTAATCCGCTATTTAGATATTTTTCAAAGATAATTTGTGCGCCTTCAAGTGAAAGGACCTGGGTGTTTTCAACGAGGTGAATTCTAGGCGGGAATTTGAGAGACTTGAGAACATTTAAGCGGTAATTGTACGGCTTATCATATTCTCCTGCAAGAAAATCGTCATAGGGGATAATGTCCCAGATAGTTGCGTGAACCTGAGTTGCTTCTTCTGGGCTAATCGTTCCTTTGTTGGCCTTGCTCAAAATTCCGTTGCCCTGTTGTCTAGACATATTCCCTGAGGTGCTAACTACCATCAATTCACCGTCAAACACTACGTTCTTTGTTCCCAAAATATTTGACGCGGTGTTTGCCAATGTTACAAACTCAAAGAGATTGCCTAGAAGGGAAAGTTCCTTGCCGTTACGACTGCGGAATTCAAGAATGCCGTCCTTCACAATGGCGTTGAATCTCATCCCGTCCATCTTTAACTGCGCCGAGGCGGGGTATGACATTTTGGAAAGAACCTTTTCATCTGATGCTGTTGCAAGCATACAGGGATATTTGGGGAGAAGGTTGGGCCAAATCTTATTTACAGTCTCAGTCGATACACCACACCGCAAGTCCTTTTGAATAATCTTCTCTATAACCTTTGCATCAGCAGGTGAGAGATTTTCAAGGGCATCTTTAAGACACGCAATTGCCGCGTTGCCTGTAACTGTGCGCGACGAAAGAAGCGGCAACATATCGTTCATCGCATCTTGCAACGTGATTGCAGGATTTGATGAAGGTGCATACTTGGGTATCTTCCGAATATAGAACTGCATAAAGGGATTCAACGCAAGTGTTATGGCTTGAATGAGCGGACCATTGTTCAGATTTTCCTTCAAAATGGCTTCCTTTTCAAGCCGACTGGACGTTTTGGACAATTGCTCAAAAATGTCGTTCACCTTGTCTCCATTTAAATGTATATTATAATATAACACATTTTAGTCGATTTGTCAAGCCCTTTCGTTTGAGCCAATTAGCATAAATTGCTGGCCTTTGGTACTAGGCAAAATCCCACTAAATCGAATATTGTCTAAATGGTTATTCTCAACAAACGCTTCTAGAGTCTCTGAACATCTAACGTGTCCCTTGTCCATAAAGCGGTTGCTTCCTTGTAGAACGATGGGTCTGCTATCTGGGACCTCGGCCATCCAGGTATCAAATTCTTCCTGAGCAAGATGAGCGGTGCAAGTATTGACAATCAATTCTGGGTCGATGTAACGGTCCCGCGCGAAATCAGTGGCATCACAAGTAATGAACTCAATGCGAGGGTCATTGTGATGCATTATTTTCCCGATAATCGCACATTCGGGGTCATTATCAATGTTATACACCCGTTCAATATCCTTCCAGTTGTCGGCAATCATTGATGCTAACACACCGTGCCTGCCACCAAAGACATAGGCGTTTCCGCCTAGAATTGTGGTGTATACTGATACTGTGTTGACCAGCCAGGCACGGTTGCGAATATATTGTTCTTCGAATGATTGGAGGATGTGTTGCACTCTCACTGGACTATAGGAATGCTCCCGCAAACAGTCTGCCCAGGCAATAACACGCTCACTAGAAATATTAATCATAAATCTCCATTTAGTTTGACGAGGTTCTTCTCACGCGCTTCTTCGGTTTCTTCTGCTCCTCTTTAGGAGGAGAGAAGGTCCTCTCCCAATTCTTCTCATATGTTTCATTATCAACGTTAATTGGTCGAGGACTGTCTCCCTTACCTGACATACTTAGTCGGTTACCCTAGGTGTTTCGGTGCCGTCATCACCATCTCCGCCCTCAGGCTCACCTGGGCGATGTGCGCCGCGCCTAGTGGGTACCCGCTTCTTTGGGAAGAAAACACGAATTCCCATAATAACTAATGCCAGAGCAAAAATTCCAAAAATAATCATTTCAAGCCCAGACAACGATCCTAATGTAAAGTCTGTCATACTTTTCTCCTTTAGGGGGTTTTTACTAATACACTCTGCGTATAAATGTGCTCCAACCACGTTCAAAAATATAATAAAGAATTGTTTTTGCAACAAAACTCAATCCGGTAATTGCAAAGCTCATACCTGAATTTCTTGTTAGCAAAAATGCAATACAAAAAGTTGCAGATTCAGAAAACACTCGGTACACAACCGTCTTTACTAAGAGGGTTCGATGTGCTGAGTGTGGGCGTCTGAGCAATTGCCACACCATAATTTTCAATTGCCTAATCAAATACCATTCTCTTATACTCATAGGCCACCCTTGCAATTAATGATTCACTATATTTATGTCGACCTGACATCAACAACCGGAGATCCCCTTAAGGGGATGAACGAGTCGGCTTAGAATACGCCGCCGAACACTTGCGAGTTTCCTCAATGTTAACTTCAGTTAGGACAATTCCAGTACCATCCAGCTGAGATGGGCCAATGACATTGACTAAGTATTCGGCCAGATTTTCGGCAGTTGGGTTGACTGGAAGAATGACAAGACCTTCGGGGTCCAATGCATTCATCGGCTGAATCCAGGGATCTCCTTCCCAAAGAAGAAACTTGTGGTCCCAGTTATCTTCGAGCCAATTGCATAAAAGAGACTTCATAACAGAGAAGTCAATGACCCGACCAACTGAGTCGAGCCCAGCAGATTCGCAAGTAAAATGAATGCGATAGTTGTGTCCGTGTGCGTTAGAGCATTTGTTTTCGTGTCCATAAACACGGTGTCCTGCACAAATATCGTGATAACGCTTGGCAATGTGGGGCATATGGTGTTTTCCTCAATACATAGGTTTCGTAAAACTTAATCACTATTAATAAAGCTAATTCATAATGCCGTAATTGTCAAGACTAGTTAGTTAGATGAAAGTCGGAAATTTATAACCCCGTGATTTGCTAAAATATCGTTGGCAGTGCTTTTATCACCGATGATTTCGATTTTTGTGGTTTTTGCTGATTTAATGATAAATTTTATTGGTCGTTTTTTTCCTCTCTCTTTCGTCGACTTCGGCTTCGGCGCCAGCCCCTGCGAAGAAATCAACTCACTAGTTACCAATGAAAATTGGTAAAAATCCATAGCCTGCACTAATCTGGTTAAAGTATCCAGCGTGTAGTCGCAACCTCGCATATCTTCGGCCAGCTTCTTAGAAAAAAATGAGGTGATGTTTCTGGTATGAGCCTTGCTAGCATTTGTTTCCTTAGCCCGGAATGCTTCTAAGATTATTCTTGACTTTACGAAAATCTCTATTCCGTCTGCATTTATTCCTTCTAATTTTTTCAATTCCTCTTCAATGGATGGAACATTTCCTGAAGGTTCTGACTGTTTTCCTGAAGAAGTTACTCCACTACTTTTTAATGACTCAAACTTCGGATTCGCCGGCGGATCCGCATTTGCGTTTTGATCCTTCCCTGCGGCATATGTAGAAAAAAACGACTTTCTGCCCCTACCAGAAGTTCCGGTCACTATCTCCACCAAATAATAATACACACTCTTTATTTCCTCGTCGGTTATAACTTCCTTTTTTAAGTTAAGCGTTTCCCGCACCCCGTAGATCCAGGCCATAAGGGGGTTGGAAACTAATTTTATGTCCGTGTCTTCTCCTAGGGATGTATTTGATTTTGGTTCTGGCAGACCACCGGTTAAAAATATGTTAGTAATTTTTTCTATGACACTATCTTTTTGCGCTGGGATGTTAAACTCCTTATCAGTTTTGCGTTTTTCTCGGTACTCGTCCCAGATATCGCCCAACAATGCAGGTGCTGCACCATCTCCAGATTTTGAGGAGACCCATACGGTGCGTGTTGTTAAACTACCTTCGTTTACTGCGGAGGGATTCCCAACCGTAACTGCGGAGTCTATTAGTGGTACCGTTCCAGATACAGGAACAATAAATTCTAGAATTTCTTCGTTGGCACCTATAGGAAAGGCGTCGTTGCCCGATGGTTCTATCACAACTTTCCTTTTAAAAATTAAAAGCCCCAAAAGCAATTCTGCAAGGTCTTTGGAAAATGCATTAATAAGTTTTAGTGGTGTCCCCCAAGGAAAAACAATGTGTTCTAGGTCGTTGTTTTGGGGGGCAAAATAGTCAATCAATCCTTCGGCAAATAGGGTCCATCCGAGATTCTCCGGTGTTTTTTTCCTGTTCTTTCCTGTCCCGTGTGTTTTTAACAATTTCTTGGAATAATTGAATAACACGGCTCTTAGGTGGTCTCCAGAACTAAAAATGTAACTCTTTTGTATTCTTCGAAAAAAAACTCGGTCTCGGATTTTAACTGGTGGTGCTGTTGTTCTAATTTTAATTTGACGATTTGCATCCTGCATTTTTATTTTTATTTGGGCTGCTTTGTCCAGATTCTTCTGGATATCCGCTTGAAGGCTGGATTTATTCTGTTCGTTCTTGGATGCGAGGAGTTTTTTTTGCAGGATGTGTATTACTGTTTGCAATTCAATCACCGTCATTGACATATTTTCTTCTTGCGGAACTCCGTGGAGTCCTTCGCGAATAACATCCGAAGGTTTAAATGCTGCGTTTATGTTGAGATTGCGATAATTTTTTATGGCAAATTCAGTTGAGAGTTTTTCCAACAGTTCTTCGACCGACTTCCCAGATTTTCTCAATGGAGTAGTTCTTTCAAGAAAATTAATATCCACATAAAACTTATCGGTATTTTTGATCCCATCAATCAACACACCAGTATCCAGAGAACATGGGAGAAAATACTTATTGTCTCTTGAAGCCAACTCGGAGTTAATCTCTTTCTTAATATCTTTTAACTTGGCCTCATCGGGGATGACATCTATTATGACCTTGGTGCCCTTCGCTAGCTTTGTTGTTAATGGTCCTACAGCAAGTTCGGTAACTTTCCATATATCGGCGCTGTTGATATCCTTTTTTCCAGCGGGAACTTTAATGGATCCCTGAATGGTAACTCCTCCTTCGGCATCAGGCTTGGAGAATTTCCCGGTCCAGCGTGTTAGGCCTGTTCTTGCGGCCATCCTACTCCTCCGGTATTTCCCAGGTCCACTTATTCAAGGGACACGGATTGGCCCCCGGTGTAAAGACTTTCTTGGCTATCGGACATCCACACTTGGCACAAGTCCAGGTCTGAATCGGCGGCCTCCACAACTTCTGTTCACAAGTGTTACAGGCGGCGATACGGAGATCGGCCTTTTCCTGCTGTTGCGGCGTTGGATTGCGAGAAATTATCCACGCTTTGGCAATATCTAATAAGTTCGGTATCTCCATAGGCTAGACGGTCCTCATTATTGGGGTTTTTAGGGGGAATAGGCAGGTCGGATCTTGTCTTGGGGGCATTCTATTATTATTTAGTCACCCCCGTCCAAGCAGGCCCTTGGGTTACCCTGGGGTATTGCACAGGTTCTGTAAAAAAAAATCTATTCCTGGGCAAATCAGATTGCCGGCAGAACCGAGAGTCGAGACTGATGACAGGACTGATGACAGGATGGATTTCGGAGTCGAAAAAGGAATCGTCAGCATCAATGACAGGATGGATTTCGGAGTCGAAAAAGGAATCGTCAGCATCAATGACAGGATGGATTTCGGAGTCGAAAAAGGAGTTGGTGCCTGACAGGGGATTACACACTATACCCTATCAGGTGTTTCCATAGCCGGATCCTCAGCTACCCAGCCTCAGCTACCCGGCGCCGGTGCCCCCGGCGTTGCTCGGACTTCAAGTCCTTAGAACAATCCCGGCAGACATCCCGGTCGAAGGTCTTCTCCCCGCACTCTTGGCAGGCATTCTTCTGGCTCCTGATGGTCTTTCCCATGCTTCGCCGGCTTCGCCTGGCTACTCAACCCACCGCATAATCTTATCTGCGACCGAGAGGATTATGACCGAAGTAAGCGAAAAGAGCTCCGAATCCCAGTCCCGGGTACCGAATTCCTCAAAGGCCTGGACCGCGTCTAATTTGGTCCCATAAGTGGTAAACTGATTCAGACGCTTGAAGTGTCCTTCGTCGGTCAGGATGAACAGTGCAAAGCCTGTCTCAATGACCTCGGTCCAAGCACCCTCCTTTTTGGCGGTCTTTTTGGCGGTCTTTTTGGCGGTCCTTTTGGCGGTCACTCGAAATCCTCCGGGGTTATTGTAGTCCTGGAATCTTCATCAGCCTCGATGGCCTCGAGGATTTGGGCAGTGAGGCTCTCAACGCGATCCTCGAGGATCTCTATGCCCACAAAGCACCTCTGACGCTCGTCCTGTAAGGCCCTGACCTCGAGGATTTGGGCACTGATGTTCTCAACGCGATCCTCGAGGATCCCTATGCCCACAAAGCACGACTGGCGCTCGTCCTCTAGGCCCCTCAGATAATCGTTCATTATTTCTCCAGCATCATAGACAGCTGAATACTGATTACCGGGAGAATTATTGCCTCTCGGGAGATAATCAGCGACCGGTTTTCCCACCTCGTGTCCTCGAATCCCCGGAGCGCGTCTTCATGGGACTTGTAGGACGTATACCTGTTGATCCGAGTCAAGTGACCTTCTGCTGACAGAGCGAATAGGCCAAACTCCAGTACCGTTGTCTCAACAAACTCGGGCTTTCTCATTTTTAGATTATCCTGTTGGGTATTTTGTTTTTCTCTGGCTTCGCTGGCTTCGCTGGCTTCTCTTGCTTCTCTTAATAAAGATAGTGCCGAAACACCGACCTGTCAAGCCCTTTTTTAACGCTTACCATCTCCGCTGGCGGTTCACGTCAAGGGTTTTGAATTTGGAAGGTTCGAGACTTGGGCCATCACCCTTGCCACCTCATTTGCCGAAACGTATCCCTTTACTTGGTCACTTCCAAAGTCGTGCCAGACTTCATTGGCATCCCAGTAGGCAATTTCTGCGGTCAACGAATCCACTCCACCAAGCAGCTTGGTTGGGTCTTTGGCATCACAATAATTATGATATCCCCATTGGACGCTCATTGTCCACCCATTGTCAAAAGTAATATGGAACCCCTTGCCGTCCGTAATCCTAAACATTATCTCCTACCTCCTTCATTGTCCGTTGAAGTAAACGATTGAGTCCGAGCGAGTGTCCAGGACCAGGGCCTCATCCTGCTTCGCTTGGTGAGAAGCTATGCTAATGGCCCTGTCCAAGGTTCTGTCAGACCCAATGATAAAATCCTTGTTCTTGGTGAAGATGTCCTCGAGCCGCAGACCTGTAGTCGGGGCGAAAACGATGAAGCGATGTTGTGATTTCATTATGAGTTAAATATAACTGCCTGGGGCCAGTTTGTCAAGCCCCCTTTCTCGGTGTTCCCCGAGAGTAACCCTTGTTGTTGCGGAAGTGGGCGCAGTGGTTGTTCGCGTCGTACTCGCGCCACTCCTCGTAACCCCTGCTGCTGCGGTAGTGGGTGCAGTTGTTGTTCGCGTCGTACTCGTACCACGCCTCGTAACCCT